TGGAGTTCAGACGTGTGCTCTTCCGATCTTGTTATCGTTTAACAAGACTGGTGTTTTGGCTTTACCGCCACCGCTGCTCATAGGAACCCCCTTATTAACTTACAACGTCCAGCGCGTCTTTGTTGTTGCTTGTGTCAATACCCAGCGACCCAACGTTAGAGCCGATCTTCATCTCGCCAAGCAAGATGGGAACCGGGCGGCCCTGGCCTACTTTGTTTTCAGTGCTGGTGTAGGTGTTGTTGGTGATGCTGTTGTCTTGCGCCGATTCAGCAGACGTTTTTACCTTCATGTTTGACGCCATAAAGATTGAAAATGCGACGCTCACCACTGACACGCCAATCAAGATCCACCCAACAAGGCCAATCCCGGCGAAGCCACCCTCCACAACAGGGGAGATAATTACGGTCGAACCGTCAGGATATTTGGCATTGACGGCGGCTGGCGCTGTCTCTTCGTTGTAGTCACGCCCTGATATACGAAGGCGTAACGGTGTATTTAAAAAAACTTTCTTGAACTCGCTATTCTGCGAGGTTAACAACCGCAATCCCTGCGCGGGGGTGTCAACGTTCAAACACACTTTGCGGTAATGTCTTCGCAGATTCCCCGTAAATCTAAAAGTGAGCATTGTTCGTATCTCCAAATCGAATGTGTTTGCCTTACGTAAGCTAGCCTCATAGGTTCGCGGCGGCTAAGTGCACCAGCGTGGTCGTGATGCAGTACCATATTGTCACCCAGGTAAATCATTGCGTGACACGGGTCAGCACCTTTGAATGGCTGACGGATAATCACATCGCCTGGCTGAATCTCTTCCGGCTTGATCTGGAAGAACCCATTAACCGGGAGGTTTCTGATATAAAGGTTTTCACCGCGCAGCCACCAGCCGTCTTTTCTTTCGAAGTCAGGCAGATCCACGCCGCACAGGTGATATGCGTCGCGGAACATGGTGTAACAGTCACTGACGCCGTGAATGAATTTTCGTCCCAGCAGGTGCGGGACCGGGCGGTATTCACGGATAACGCCGCCGGAGTAAAGTAGCCACGGTACGCCGGAAATAACCTGCTGCTGACGATCTAAGGCAGACAGTACAGGCAGATCATCGACGTGAGAGTGGAAAATAGCGGTTATGACGCCCAAATCATCAGCCTTGATGTAATCGTCCTCTGAAATTTTAAAGCTGTTATGTGGCGTTTTAGACGCGTTTACGCACGGGTAAAAACGTTCGTTATCTATCACCAGCCCGCATACCTCTTCGAACGGGTTTGCGACGGCATAGGCAACAAGTTGTTCTTTCAGGTTCATGATTAACCTACCTTGCTGGACCCTGGAAAACAGGAGATAGGCAGCGGGTTCGGGCGCGGAAAACGCATACGACACCCGGTTAATCTGTGACTACATTTATCCTGTGATATGTCGCTGGTCGGAATATCCTTGTCGGTAGCCACCGCCCCGCCGTTGTACCCGCAACCATCGCCGCGATACTGCCACTGGCAAACGTCAGCAAGGATGGTGCGACCCGGAATAACGGCTTTGTCAGCATCAACCGGGGTAGCCAGTTCATACTGCACCTGGTCGGGGTTCTCTTCGCTCATCGCCTCGATAACGTAGATCGACACCGCTTCGATCGATGGGTCGGCTTCAGGGTTTCCGTTTGGGAAGTTAATCGCGTCCAGGTACTTAACAGCCACCTGATGGCGGGTGACGCGCAGACCTAACAGGTCGTTGTAGTCGTTGTTCATCCCGGTAATCATCCCGCCGATGTTAGCCACCGCCATTTGCGGGCGAGAATAAACGCCTTCGTTTTTCATTTCGAAGCCAGTAGCCTCGATGGGGTAGCTGTTGTACGGGATACCCTGCCAGATAACATCACCGTAGTAGCCATTCGCGCCGCAGTGGAACCGGATGACTCCGCCGCCCAACGGCCTTAGATCCAGTTCGAACAGGTCGATAAAAGCGCCGACACCCGCATCGACGGAATCAATAATCATTTCTTTAGGTATATTGCGCATTTTCTCACCTTGTCATTTTGTGATCTGAGTCACGCTAAATCATACCAAAATGGATTGATAGAGGTTTTTACAATATGTATATTTTACTCAAACGAAGGGAGGTCAACAAAATGGCACGATGCAGTAAGGACGGCGGTAAGTTATGGAGACTTACGGTTTTCATGACTGGCAATGAAAACATAACGGCTGATTTCGATAATCCTGATGATGCGATAGATACGGCTTTTGAACTTATGGAGAAAGATAACCGCATTATCGGCTACCGGATCAGGCCAATAAAAGAGGGATAGCGTTATGCAAAAATATCGTCTCGATGTATGGATGGCGGGAAGTGGTGACTGGGAAGGTTACAGCTTACATGACAGTTACGAAATGGCAGTCGAGGAAGGAGAAAAACTTGTTCGCTTCTTCGGGCGCGCCAGGGAATTCAAAATAACTCCGGTACAAATAGCTGAGAAGGTGGAAGATATGAACCCGAAAGATATTAATTTCAATGTCAATGTTAACTTTGCTGATTCTATGGATCAGTCTTGCCCTGGTGAAATACACGCAAAAGGTTTCCCGGCTGACGATCCGCAAGCAAAACGCGAATACGAAAAGGCGGCGAAAGATTTCTGTATCGACAACCTTTCAGCGTTCGGCAAATAAGGTGGCAATATGGCGCGGCGCAATCACGGTGACTATGTGTACACGTTGAAACAGGCCGCCCGCCTTATCGGTTATCATGAGCACGAATTTATTGATTTGCTGATTGAGCGCGGGGTTTTGTACCAGGTCTGTTTAACGCTGTACCCAAAAGCGAAATACCTACAGGAAAAGTTATTCATCATCATGACGGATAAAAACCAGGTAAACCATTCATTCGTCACTGATAAGGGATTGACATATTTGAAGGGGGCGTTATGAGATGTGCGAACATTACGTTCTGGAGATGATTATTATCATTATTGGATTGTTATGCATTCTGCTATCGACACTATAAACCCCGCTTCGCGCGGGGTCGTGTTTATACGCTATCAACCAAAAATAAAACTTCCCTTCCCTCTCTCGACCTGCACCCAACATACCCGTCACCAACGTCATGAAGATACCATATCTCGCCATTGTCAGCCTTTACGGTAAGATCTTTGATTTCATAGTCGTCAAATAATGTAAAAGCGCCCGTGCGGTCAACTACACAAATAGCATACATATTGACTTCTCCATTAATTGATAACTTGTTCAAACGTTGCATTCAGAGTGCATACCGGGCCGTCTTTCGTCATGCTCCACTTTCGGCATACAAAAAGCCTTTTCACTCCGTCCGTGGATGGCGTCCAGTAAAACGCCTCGACCGCGCAACGCGCTCTTAAAAATGCGTCAACCTGGAGCGCCACGTTTCCGGCGTCACCGCATCCGGCGCTCGTACCTTTAAAGACCAGCGTATAGCTGTCAAGTAGTGGATTAATCCCTTTTGTCTGGCGCTGTTCATAGCCATCGCCCAGCTTGATAACGGACACGTTAGGCTCACTGTTTACGCTGTAGCTTCTCTGTGGTGTCCATCTGAACACTTCCGGCATAACCCCCTCCTGTAAGTTACATTTTGTATATATTTTTACGCGATCTACGCGAAAAATGAGATATTCGCCACAAGAATTATAGCTAGTTTACAATATGGCTTCACATAGGACGAGGCAAGTTGTATACAGGAAGCAAGAAGAAAAGCGGTACCAGCAAGTGAGGCCCAAAAATGAGTAGCTATGTAGTAGTGATGCTAAACAACGCATTCGAGCAAGTGGAAGTAGCAATTGTTAAGGGTTTCGACGACGCATTCAAATACGGTCAATTCATGATGAACGCGAAGGATGATGAATACCGGGATTTCTTCCTGAGGGCGCTTAACTAAGGACGATGGGGTGAGTTATGAAACTGGTAACTATCGAAAAAAACCTGAAAGCACAAAAGAATGCACAGGAACGGGTAATCAAGAAAGGCAAGGAGTTGCTTAACGCCATCCTGAAAAAAGAAGCCCGCCCCAAAAAATTACGTGATGGTTATGGCTTTAAATTCGATATCAATCCTGGCTGGCGGCTGTTCAGTGAAGATTTGAATATTTGGTTAATTATCGATCACCTGGAATACAACCGCCATTGCGGAGTGAAAGGCGCTCATAAGTGAGGTGGAATATGGCTAGCGTTTGCGACTTCGCCGCGCCCGCATTCCTGTGCTGTTTAATTTATATCCTTACCATGTAAAATAAAGGCCGCTATAAGCGGCCTTAGTGTTATTTGCGGCGCGGTTGCAACATTCCGCCAGGTCTTTGCGATTCCCTTGTTATCATTTTCATTGCTACACGTTCCATTGTCTGTTCAAGTCTGCGGCTGTCTTCGTCAGATCGGAAGAGCGTCGTGTAGGGAAAGAGTG